CCCATTGACGAGAACATGCAGTTTCGGTGTTCCTCCTCACCAATTAAGGTGATAGGACTCCTGACGGAGTCCATAAGGGTGAACCAGTGCACCGGTAGAAGTAATTCTACAAGCTCAGTTGTGATAGAATCGCTAGCCGACGACAAGTCGAAGGTTACGAGACTGCCATCAATTGAGCCAATACGGGCCAACCGTCTGTTGTTGGATTGATCATTAAGATCAATACCGATTCGCTTTAGTCGAGAACTGATGAAGTTCCCGATTCCCTTTTGAAGAAACATATTAAGGTCAGGTTCTTTACAAGCAACCCGATCTATATCCGTTTTCTTCGGGACTGTGAACATCACATTACCCCTAACAACCTCCATCTGGAGTGTGCTAGGATCCGTAGGCCAGCCAGGCATCTCGTCCATGATGGACTCGAAAACCTCTTTGGCACTTTCGGTGACATGTGCTCTTCCGAGGTACTTCGCAGCTGGATAGCTGCGGGTACGGGGTCGACTGGTCGACGCGCCGCCGCTGAAAGACCCGATAAGGGCTTCAGTCGGAACAGTCTCACAACCAAGGATAGACAGAATGTCGTCCTGAACAAACGAAATAAACGAAGAGTACGTCACCCGAGGCAAAATTTGAAAGTCCTCGGGGGTTAAAATAAGACGTACTTCTGTCGCGTCGTTCATTTGTTCCTGATAGAGCCATTTCTCAATGGCCCTATCCCGGCGCACCTTCGCAGGTGCAGTGAGATCATCAACGTATTTTGATTTAATCGACTTCTTCAGGTAATCCGTTCGCACGGACGGCCGGAGGTTGTTGATTGCGTCGAATACGTGATCCGTTAGCGTCTCGGGCATCTTCGTATTGGCGCATCTCTGCGCGGAACGACGGTGCTTGTGTGCCATTTGGTACTCCATAAATGACTTCTCTCTTCGGTGATCCGAAAGAGAAAATGAAAGCGAGGAACATCAACACCACAAACAGACCTAATAGTCCGATCGTAGCAAGGCGTTCCCCGCCGGGGTTCAACAAGGCCTAAGCCTTAGTAGAACGCCGACACGTTTTCGACGGCGTCCTTCGTGATCGGATGATCCTGAAGGAAGGCGAAGAGCGTACGGATATGATTCCGTTCCGAAGTAGTCGACGATGCATCGAACGTTAGCGTGCATTCCGCATAAGCGGTACGCACAACAACAGGACGACTCACCCCGTTCACCACATTGTCCTGAACAACAGGCATCGACAGCTTCATGACAAACTTGCGTTTGCCACTGGCTGCACGATTCATGCTGAACGTGAGACGCGGGTTCCCAATGGGAACCCCGGTGTTCGACTCTAGAGTCGCAACGCCCCCAATAATATCCACCGGAGTGAATACGTGTGGGGTATCGCCAGTCCCGTCACTTGAAGTGACAGTAGTAAGTTGAGGCATGTTAGCCAACCTTATGAAAAGAC